CCCTGTGTTAGTTTTGTTTTGAATACGTCAAAGCTTGTTTTGTCTAATGTTTCGGGTCTTTTCCCAATCTCGGGCGGTGGCTCTAATTTGCGCCATAAATTGTTTGGGTCTTTAGTATGTGGGTTTGATATTAAGGCAAGTTGTATACGGTATTCGTCAAGCTTACGTTTACCCATTTGAGTTACAAGGTAAAACAAATCGTCAAAGTATACGTGTTCTAAAATCTCGGTCAAGCTCCACCCATACTCACTTGCCAAGGTATCAATAGCCCAGTAAAGCCAAACGTTTACGTCGTTGCCGTCGTTGTGAGTTTGGGTGCGTTCGGTTGGGCTATCGCTTTTTTTATTTGCTCGTATATTTCCTTATAGTTGTTTACCTCATATACCGCTAATGCAATCTTTACGCACTCATCAAGCCCCAACTCATTAAGTTGCTCAATAGTAAGCGGTGTTGCGATTGAAAGTATATTTAATGCTTCGGGTAAACTTTCGCTAAAAATAAGTGGTAAGTTTTCAAGCATTTGGTCATTATCCATACTTGGCATACCCGATATTTTCTTTGGTATTTCCTTTAAGGCTTTAAGAAGCTCCGCATATTTCCCAATAGGTAGCTTTTTTATTTCAACTGTTTGGTTATCTAATTTTATTTTGATTGTTTTCATAGTGTTTGTAATGGCTGACAACTAAAGTGTACTTTTGCCAATTACGATTGTTAAGCTGTACTGTCACCAATAAGACCCAAATAGTTGCCGTCGGTTTTTGTTTCGTCCAAAAGGGCGGTAAACTCAACCTCAACAATTGTTTGCTCGTCGTTCTTGTGTGATATTACAACTTGGCTTGTCACAACGGCTTTGTAAAATACAATGTCGTGTGCTCTTGTTCCCTCACTTAAAGGGTGTAACACAAGTTGAAAAGCATTTGCACTTTGTAGTGCACCTGCTGATTTTCCCATAGTTACACGTGCGTTGCCTGCCCCACCAAAAGTGGTATTTGGCATTGCGATTTTAAGGTTTGCGATTGTAAGCTCTGCTAACGGTACTTTGGCTGTCAATTTTTCGCCTGTGAGCACTTTGTTAACAACGGTTTCGCCGTACTTATCAACTGCAAGGTCTTGGTAAACTGGCTCGTATGATACCTCAACTCCGCCTTTGGTATGTCCCAAATCTGCGCCGTTAAAAGATACACTACAAGCTCCAAGGTGTACGTTTGTTATATCTGCCATATTTTATTTCACCCCCTTTTGTTATATGTTAACTTGTAAAATCCTTTTTAATTGTATCAACATTTTCCTTTGTCTGCACGTGCTTAAAGTTAATTTCGTTAAGTTCCCCGCACCGAGGGCACGCAAAAGCAATCCGCCCCGCAAATACATACTCGTAACATATTAGCTTACGGCAATGCACGCACCTTACCTCACGGTAAACTTTACTGTTTAATGTAATCATCTCGTCAATATCTTAAAATTGATACTAAACTCGTCTTGCCCTGCCTCGTTTCGTCCGATATGTCCCCCCTCTGCCAAGGCATAAATATAGTAATAATACGTCGTTGTGAGCGTTCCGTTACGTTTTTGGTGTAGTAGTGCCCGTATAGCGTCCAACTTGGCTTTTCCAGCCTCATACCCTGTTGAGCGTATATATACCTGAAACGTTGGCTCCTTTGTGGGCAAATCAATGTCGGGCACCATACCGCCCGTATCAATGACTGCCACGCACGGGCATACGTCTGCGGGCAAATAAGATATAAACAAATCGGTTGCAATTGTACCGATACTGTTTGTCTGCATTAGTGTTGCGATTTCCTCTAAAAGTGTCATATTAGCTTAACGCCCCTTTTAGTGCGTCTTGAAAATACTTTATAAATATACTCATATTTTGCTTAATAGGGTTTTCCAAGTATTTGCCCTTTCGTCCTTTTTGAAAATGATACTCGGGGTGTTCGTGCAATCGGCTCGCATAAACCTTGTTATACCCAACGATACTTTGCTCGTCCTCATCAATTACGTTACCGCTATTTTGTAATAACCCTTTATCGTGTGGTACCTCAAATGTGCTCAACCGCAAAATCTCGCTTGCAACGTCCCGTACTGCTTTTTGTTTTTTATCCTCAATTTTAACGGTAATAATATCCGTCATTTTTCTTTGAAACTCCTTGTCATCAATAGTTATATTTGCCATTTTGATAGCTCTAATTTAATATGGTGGGTCGTTCCGTCGCCCTGTGTTGCATTGTATTTGGCAAAAACCTTATAGTCATTGCCACCGTAAGTAATTTTGTCATCAACGTTAACCACCGTCGTTGCTGGTACATAAACAATAGCCATTATCATAATGAGGCTATTATTAGGCAACAAACGTTGCCGAGTAGTCTTTTGCACCCGAGCACTAACGGTGGCTGACGTTGAAGCTGTCGGCTTGCCAAACTTATCGTAGCCCGACTTGTATATATTACGGACTGATTGATTAAATAGGTTTGTTATGCTCATATAATTTTGCCTGTACGCTTAATGTAACCGCTTAATAGTGATTGTACCTTTGTACTAACTAAATCGTCCTCGGTTACCTCGCCGTCGGCATTTGTATATGAGTAGTCGCCTATTGTTTCGCTGATTTTACTATCGCCACCACCTGCAAAGAAGCTGTCGCCAAGCTCAACAATATACTCATATTCGGCGCAAGTAGCCCGTTTGATTGCTTCGGGTATTCGCTTGTAATATGTATTTGGCGTGTTGTTGCCGTCAAAAACGACGTCCTGCAATCGGGGAAACTTACCCAATTGATATATAACGTAATAGCTTGTCGTATCAAGTGCTGTTGCCCAAGCGGTATCAACGGTAAGTACGCCCGCACGTGTGGACGTAGTTATTTTACGACGTTGACCTGCCCCAGTTCCGCCGATAATCTCAACCTCACAAAGCGCAAAATAATCATTGTCGTATATGTTTTGGTGCAATACATCAAGGGTAAGTGAGGCTGACCCAGCGCCCGTTGCCTTTCCGTTTAACTCCTGTGCGATAAACTTTTGGTGATACCCAACAAAGCCGTCAATTAGTTCCTCGGCTTTATTTATCTTATCGTCGGTTATTGTCGCAACGTCGGCGCCTGTATATTCGGCGACCTCTGCTTTTGAAACGTAACCTCGTCTGCTTGTTGGTTTTGTACTTGTTACACTCATATTAAAATTATATAACTTCACGCCACGCTATGCTACCCAGTATGTCTGCGCTTGCGTCAAATGGCGTTACCGCTAATACTAATGTATCCATTACCCCGTTAATATCTGCCCCAAGGTGTAGTGCATTATTTAATGCACCCTCAATTGCGCCACGTGTCTGTGCTGACGCTGGTACATATCCACTATCAAGTTGAATACCGCCCGTTACCTCGTTTGCCGTTACTCCCGTTGCTATTTGGCAAGCGCTATTGGTCAAATCAGTATATGCAAATGTACCTGCAACCGTAGCGTTCCACATTAAACGCCACTTAAACGACGTTGCGGTTGTGGTCATAAGTGCAACATTAAGTGGCTCAATTACTGCACCTAAATATGCTGTTTTTAGTCGTATACCAAGCAAGGCGTACGACGTACCGACTGTATTGGCGTCAACCTTTGTAACGCCGTTGTCGTGACTGAATAATAAACCCTTTGGCTCACTCCCACCCTCTGATATGAGCGAGCTACAAATACACTTTAAGGTACTTGTTACTCCTGACCCGTCATTTGCTATTTCATAACGTATGGGTAAGTTTGGCGTGCTCATATACACGTCTGATACGTTATTTGTATTAAGCATTTCGTGTGCGTAATAAATCTTACCGTCAACGACAAATCCAAATCGTACTCGCCCAACTCCAAGCCACTCAAAGTCAATTACGAGTATTTGTGCTTTTGAAAAATCAAGCCTTATTTTGCTTTTCCCGTTTCCGTCCATATAATCCAAGTTCCAAGCATTGCGGGCAATTACATTATCAATTACTGTACCAGTTACACCAGTACGATTGACAAAAGATACTGCCCCGTCTTTTGATTGCAAAAATAAGCCGTTTGATACGTCATATAAACCAACACGTTTTGTTATACCGCTTGTTGTTGCAAAGTCGGCAAAGGTGATAAAAAGAAGTTGTGATTTTGCGGGCTGATAATTGAAGCGCTGAAAAGTTTGACGTACCCGTACACCAGCTTTTGCGTTTGTTACCCCAATAACTGTTGAGGCTTTGGCTTTTGTATATACGCTTGTTGTGTCTGTTCCCGAGGTTGCCCCGTCACTCCAACGCAAGGGTGAGTTATCAAAAACTTGCTTGCTGTCAAATATGGTAAAAGGGGTTGAAACTCGCAAACGTCCAAATGCGTCGTTGTGGGCGCTGTCAAGTATGGTAATTGGGTCTGTCATACTTTAATTATAGCAATAATAACGTTACTTCAATGGTACATCAATACCGCTAAAATAACGTTAATTGTGGCCGTATCACTTCGGTACGCCGACGGGTATTTAACACTTACTGTTAACGTCTTGCCGAGGCAATTACAAAGGTGTCCTCGTTTCCTTTCGGTCGGGTGCAACTTTGCGGTAACGTATGAGCTTGTTGTTAAAGCCCCGATTGCTTTATGGGTACCGTACTTTTGATACGGCAATACCTATAAAGCTTTACGGCCTCAAACTCGCAAAAAACATTTGTAATGCTTTTGCCTCGTTGGGAAAGTTAACGGTCTGCATAAAATTAGTATACACGTTTTTACACATTGTTTGGTACCTTTCATTGTCATTGTAATATAATAGTTTAGTGATTGTTTCAAAAGGGTTTAAGCCGTCAATTGCAATACACGTTTTACCGTCAATCATAAGCGCCTCACCCAACTTACCTGCATAATACTGCCGTTTTACAATCATTGGTCGCCCAATAGCCCCTGTGTTAAATATAATATGCCCGTACCCGTCACCACCTGCCTTGGTGTGCCAAATAAAGCGACTGTCTTTGATTGACTGTGCAACCTGTCTGTTTCCGTGCATACACCCGTCACGGCATTGCCCGCCATAGCTCTTAAAGTTCCACTCGGGCATTGACCTGCCAACCTTATTGAATAAATGCCAGTCGTCTGCAAAATGACCCGCCGTATTAAAGCAATTGATAAGCGCAGTTACGTTTTTGCTTTCGTTGGGTGGGGTATAGCTGAAAATATCCAAGTCAAACTCTTGGTGATATGTAATAAAGTTTATGTCGCTTGGTACACCTTGTATTATTGCCGACGCCATTATGTTTGGTGCCAATCCAGCCCCAACCGTCCACGCATTGCCAATCTGATAAATGAGTTTTGGTTTATTCGGGTGCTCGGCGCATAACTTCTTAAACGGCTCAATGTGGCACGGCATTGACGCAATGACAATATCAAATGGGGTACTCATAAACCCCTCGTAAGTGATTGCCTTGTTTGTTTCGCCACTATCTATGTCTTGGCATTTGTATACGGGTGGGGAAGCGGTGACAACTTCGTTAAGTTTTGCTGACCCGTCGGGTGTCGCTCCGCCTATACCCAAAAATTGCTGTACCGTCGCTGGGTGGTCGTATACTTTCCAATAACCCCTCGTATGCCACTCAACCCCAATAGGGCGGTATACCTCGCCACCAAGTCGTCGCTCAAACAATAATATAAAGCTTTGCAACAACCCTGCGTGGTGAAAATCAACAAACACTTTCATAAATTATTTTTCAAAATAATTTTTTTATAATTTTTTTTATTTTTTTTCTCAATTTTTTGCTTTGAAAAAAATCTTTTTATATTAAGGGTTTTTTACTATATTGTCGGTGTTTTTACACCACTCCCCTATTTTATAGGTCTGTCCCCCTTTTTTCTATTTTAGCCTCGTTATGGCTCCCCCCCCGCCTTTTTTTGTCGGGGTAGGGGAGTGGTTATAGGTCTATTTGCGGTAAATAGGCGGTTAACCACTTTTTATATATCTCAACCCACGTTTTATCCTTAATTACGTTTGCTTTCAAACACGCATAAATCCAATGTGCGAGCTCGTCGGGTTTATAGTTTGGGGCTTCACCACGTGCTATTAGGCTCATATTACTTGATAGCCCGTTAAGGTGTTTGGTGTAATGAGTGAGCTTATATACGGGGCTTTGCAAGGCTTCAATGTCTTGTTGAAACTTTAAGAAGTGGTCGCCCTTGTTTGGTATTATGCCAAACTGTTTGCGTGTCTTATTAAGGAGCGTGCGTTTGATAAATATACTGCACGGGTGCATACGGTCGCTTTCGTAATGCGCCATTATTTCGTGCCCTTGTTGCTCGGCAACGTTCACCTCAAAAAAATACTTTTCCACGTCCTCAATAATATAGTCCTGTTCGGTAAACCAAATCCACTCGGCATTGTATGAGTGTATAAGGCATTGATTGACTGCTATATTTCGCCAGTCGTCTGTTGGTGGTGTTGGCGGTGGTATAACAAACTGGCAATGTAATGGCGTCAAACTTTCCTTAATAAAAGCCGTGTAATTTGGCTCTTGGTTTGTTTCGGTGATTGCGATTATCACCTCATTAAATCTGTGTCGGTTAACTGTCAAAAACTCA